GATGAACAATGCTCTTGTTGATCATAGTCAGAGCATGCGCCGTAGCGTGTTCGATGAAGTCCGCGGTCCTTCCTTTGATCGGGGGGTCCTCGGGGTACCCCAGCCTCTTCGTAGGTTGGTGCGGAGTCTTCCTTGGGTTAAGAAGACGGTACTTCGTGGTTTAGCAGCGAAACCTAAGGAGCATTCATACGATTGGGTGTGGTCCGTTTTTGATGGACTAGCCCTCGCGTATGGTGCTGCTTTTGAATACGTCTGCTGGTGTAAAAAGGTAGATTCCTTCTTGCGCAGTGCGCGTGAGGGGATCCGGAAGCTATTGGCGGCCGTGCTGAGTACTTATTCTTTAAGTGCGAAAGTTCGGAAGAAGAAGCTGAAGGACCTTTTTTCATGGTTCCGTTCTCACTCAATGTCGGCCTGTGATAGGGTCAAATTGTGGGAGGGCAAATCAATCTCTGACTTTCTTTGTGGATGTCTTAGCCTTAACGGTTATAATTCCATCAGATCTAGAAGAATTCTATTCCAACTTTCCCGAGCGGGAAGGGCTGGAGATAGAATCTCTGACGAAGAGTGTGCTGACTTGCTAGACGATGAGCGACGAGTATTAACACGGGATTCCACGTGTTTTGAAAGGCGTTCGGATAGGAAGGCAATACGACGTTTTGGCCGATCCTGGGCCAAACGCTTCGGGAAGAGTCCGTTACGTATGAAGATGAATTCATCTGACAATTCTTCCTTTTCTTCCACGGTGAAGGAAGGAGGACGTAATGCTGACACTAGAGCCCTTGTGGCTCTATTTATGGATGAGATCCTAGATGCAGACTTAGTATCTTTAGTACTCCGGGTGTGTGAGGGTTTGGAAATGGTTCCATTCCGCAAGGGCTTAGTCGCCCAGATCGCTCTCGTCGAGGAACCTGAATATGTGGAGCCTAGACGTGTGTCGGATATCGAGTTGTTTCCGTACTTGGCATCGGGTAGCGGCCCTGATGTTAGCGCCGAGCGGCGTGTCCACCTCATCGGGTGGTTGGCTTCGGCCGTTCGCTTAGCGCGTAAGTTCGACTCGGGATGGAGACCAAGGATAAGGCAAATTGTCGTGAAGGAGAGAGCTCAGAAGGGACGTGTGGTAGCCCCATGCGACTCTGATCTCTTGTTGATATCCGGCAGTCTGAATTCTTTGTTTCTGAACTGTCTTAAAAATGATAAACGTCTTGATCCGTTCGACGCGCATCCAGAAATGGCTTGTGTCGGATGGAAGGTGAGGGGTGGGAGTGATATATTTCGCTCCTCTGATCTTGTATCAGCCTCTCAAATGATTCCACATGGAATTGCAACGGCCCTGGCGAAGGGTGTGTGTGAAGGTCTGGGTCTATCAGATTTCTTGACGACCGTTGTCTGCTCGATAACGGGTCCGATCGATGTCTGGGATCACCAGAACGGATCTTTCTTATATACAACCGCCTCAGGGATACTCATGGGATTAGGGTGCGTATGGCCTCTGTTGGTACTGTAGAACCTCTGGTTCTTTGAGTCAGCTTGGACGGAATCCAAGATACGGAGCAAAGCCTCATTTAAGCGACGTAACCAGGTGAGGATAGTGG